AGATACCTATTGACTGAACTGTTTTTATCTTAGCCTTGCCCCCACTACCAAATATAATGTAATGTAGGTTTTTAATATTAATGCCTGTTGAAAATATCTTAGATATTGCAATAACAATAATGTTATCGTTCATCTCCATAATATCCTTAACGCGGTCTCTATCTTCAACATCAATCTCACCTCTTATAAAGTAAACTTTCTTGTCAGGGCATGTCTTCGATATATGCTCGTGTAATACATGGCCGTGCTCAATGTAGTCTATTAATAATAATGCATTATTATCTAATTTCTTGCATAAGCTTGATAATATATTATTTCTAAAATTGTTATTTATAATAAAATTCAGTTCGGTTCTATATCTCTCTGATGGGTCGCTTATATCTCTTGGATAGTTTGGTGTACCTACATATTCAAGTTTCAATATCTGTACCTTTACGTCTGATATGTATTTGTCCTGTCTCAGATGGTAACTATTTCTCTCATAAATAACTGGACCTATCCTGCCAATTATATTCCATTGATCAATTAGCTCTTCAGGCATTGTGCCTGTGAATCCAAACCGACACGGTGTTCTAACCTGTTTTAACAACTTATTAATCTTGTTTCCCTTTCTTAACTTATGAACTTCATCAACAACGCACATATCCACATCCTTCAACCAGTCAACATTTGATTTACTACTCTGAAGTATCCCGAGATTACAAATAATAACATTTGCTGATAGGTCTAATTCATTATTCCCTGTCCATTTGGAGAATTTAAACGTTGTACCGTAGTCAATAAAGTCGTCATATGTCTGATTAACTAATCCTAGATCAGGAACAATGAGAGCGCATGTAAATTTATTATTACACTTATAAACCGCCTCCAGAAGAGTAGCAATAGTCAATGTCTTACCACCGGCAGTAGCTAATACAACTGTACCACGGCCACTTTTTAAACATTTCTCCACAATTGTACTCTGATAATCTCTAAGCTCGAGATTGAGCTTAGGAATACTCTTAACACCATCTATAACAGGCATCACTTGCTGCGCAAACTCGCCCGTTGTAATAATCTTATCATTGTATTGCTTCTGAAGACAGTATTTCTCAATCTCAGCATACAACCCAGGCTCAAATCTACCTGCAGGTGTGATAGCATACGTGCGAGATGGCATATATCGACCTCTAAATCGAGCAAACTTTGCAGCCTCGTTCTTTACAGAGAAATGTTCACGTATCTCATCAAAATATTCTCCAGATATCTTTCCTTGACGTCTTGATGCGTCCCAATCAAACTTAATAGGCATTATTGCAACTCTAGCTTCATTATCTCAGTGAGATTCTTAATATCAAATGTCATACTATTCAAAATCCGTTCAACTTTCTCCAAAAAATGAATTATAAACTCACATTCTCTTATCTCATCATCAATAGCAGTGATACTTTCGTGTGTCTCCACCTTCTGTCTGGCTATAGGTACACTTACTTTGATAGGACTCTCAGCAAGTAATTTATCAGTTAACTTGTTGATGTGCTTTTGGCGCTTTTTGCTCAAGTTGCCCTTCTGTATCTTCGATCTGATAAGGCGACCAGTCCACTTGTGCTTAATGCCAGGGAGCTTCATCTGAACATCCTTCATAGTAAACTCATCCAAAGCAGTGTCCTCCGACATCTCCTGAATATATCTGTCTAACACTTCCATTATTATATAAATAATAGTATACAAAAGTGGATAATCAATGTTTATTTAGTAGATATTTTACAAGAGTGCTAAACGAGACTATGTCTATGGGTTCTGTTGGTATGGCCCAGGGTGTAGGTGCCCCAGAAGTTACTCAATTTTCAGCTGATACGTTTGCTCCCGGAGATGTAAGGACACCGAAGGTATTACAAGCAAGCAAGAAGAAGAAAAAGGTTAAAGAGGAAAAAATCCCCATAATTCGCCGGCATAAGATTGCCATGTAGCCGGCTTTTCTAAATAGTTCAAATGAATCTTGGTCATTGGCAGTACGATGATACTTTTCCTAAGGGTTGTTACGGTTTCATCTATGAAATAGTTAATACAACCAATAATCGAAGGTATATTGGTAAAAAGCAGGTCGTCAAGAAGATTAAACGGCCACCTCTCAAGGGTAGAAAGAACAAACGACACGTTTTACTGGAATCGGACTGGAAAACCTACACCGGAAGCTGTAATCAGCTAAACGACCAAATAAATCTGCTTGGAAAGGAAAATTTTGCTTTCAATATTCTCAAAATATGCTATAATAAGTGGGAACTTGCTTATGAAGAAGCAAAACTGCAGTTTGAGTGCGGTGTTTTAGTATCAGACGACTATTACAACGGTATCATTAACTGTAGAATAGGTAAACGACCAAAAAGTAGATGAATATAGTAATTCCGATTCATGGCATTAAACTTATAGACTTTTCTAGCATATTTACCAACAGGATAGAGCCAGTTATCTTAAATGAGCTAGATTCGTACAAACTAATCACTGATAACAGTATTAATATACGAAATAAGGACACAAAACGAATCATATACCACTATGTCATTAAGGGTCTTTGTGACTATGTTCTATCGGTCAAAGGTATTAACAAAATCGTTATAGTATACAGTGAAACGGTGTTACCAACTAAGCACCTACACAAATTTACTAATCCAATCGACCTGCAGGAGTTCATTAACAACTTTATTTCCAAGATATCAAAAATGCTCCCCATAAGATTTCTATATCTCGATGATAACTTCAAGACTATTAGACAGAACATTAAGAACAGTACAGGTGATGGTGATGAAGTCATCAATCGAGCTAAATGCATAATAGATAAGTTTGATATCTCACAATATACATTCACAAAAGCTAGATCATTTTCAAAAAGATACGGGCTTGAGTATCTATCGAATAACTATTTCAAGCAAATTGTCAATAAACAGTTGATTTTGTGTTAGACAAGAATAAAGTCTTATAGACTATTAAGCCCGCCCCGTATATTCTCTTCTCGGAATCCGTAGCTAGAAGAATCGGAATAATCTTATTTACTACTCACAATAAGTAATAAATATTTACATATTATGGGAAAGCTTGATATATTTTTAAAGGAATATGCTGAAAATGCAAACTTAGTTGTCGAATTTGGTGAGATTGATCCTGTTACGGGGATGCCTTTAGATGTCGGCGGCGGGGTCGGTCAACCGGCAATGGACCCCGCGATGATGGGGGGCATGCCACCGGTAGCAGCACCTACCAGCACTATCCAAGGGATGGAGCAAGCTCGGAAAAAGGAAGAAGAGTTTATATCATCAGATGCAAAGGTACAATTTGTACAAGACATTAAAGATGCTTTAGGTATTGATCCTGGTATATTATCATCAGAACAAAAAGGTAGAGCTTTTAGTACAGAGGTAACTCCAGACAATGCTGAAACATTACTGGCCGATTTAAGAACGATCATTAGTATGAAGACTAATCCAGGCGATGTTAACTAGTATACTCAGATTTAATGAATTTTTTTTATTAACCGAAGGTGGCCTAGGCGGCCATATGGATCATCTGTATGATCATTGGGATCTCACCTTTGGTGATTTAAAACAAATTTTAACAAAAGCATCCACTGGGGAGCTCGAAGGTACAGAGAAGACAGATGGTCAAAATATCTTTATTACATACAATATTGAGCAAAGAGATGCGCGCGCAGTTAGAAATAAAGGTAATGCTAAGGCAGGTGGTTTAGATGCCGCGGGGTTAGCAGCTAAATTTAGCGGTACCGGCGGACAAGTACAGGCTGTTTTTATTCATGCGTTTAATATGTTTAAAAAGGGCATTGAAGCACTTAGTGATGATGAAATTATAGATTTATTTGGAAGGGAAGGAAATGTTTTTTACAATGCAGAAGTTATTGATTCTAGGACTAGCAATGTTATCAACTATGATTATAACACGCTACTTGTTCATCGCGACGCTGACTATGTTGCGGTCGATTTCAGAACGGGTGAACTCAAGTCGGGTTTTGATCCCGGTCGATCGCAAAGACTCGCGGCGGCGCTTGAGAAAATGAATGAGCAGATTCACGGACAAAATTACGCAATCATGGGAGATGCTATAAGACGGTTGGGTCGTCTTGAGAATGATACAGCACTTAGAAATGCTTTAATCGCGATTCGTAAATTAGGTGTTAAAGATACTCATAGAATTAAAGACTATCTGGTTCGACAAGTTAAACTTCAAATCAACAATACGATTCCCCATCTCAAACCTAAGTTGGTAAAGATTTTAATTGTCAAAATTGTTGAAAACGAAGATGAAACTAAATGGAAGAAGTTAGGGTTTGACAAATCACCAACCATCACTCAAATACTCAAAGATTTAGACTCAGAGTCTAAAATAGCTGTTAAATCATTTTATGATAACCGGGTAGAAATGATCAAGGGGATTATTCACCCACTTGAATTAACAATTCATGAGTTTGGCGTGGAGATGCTCAAGACATTAGAGAGTACTCTTATTATCGATAACAAGGCCGAACTAAAACGCCAAAGAGATGAAGTGGCCGCAGCTATCAGGAACATCGAGGCATCAGGTCATGAAGAAGCATTAGACATTCTCAAAAAGCAACTCATCAAGTTAGGTGATGCTGAGAACATTAGCAGCGCTACCGAAGGGTTTGTATTTAGGTTTGGTGGTCATACGTATAAATTTACCGGCAACTTCGCACCCGTTAACCAAATATTAGGATTGTTTAAGTATGGTAGAGGTAATATTAAACCGGAAGATTTAAGAATGCGATGAAATTTGATCTTTTATTTGAAGAAATAATCAGAGATTATTCGACTGAGAATACAAATGTAAAAGCTATCTTTGTATTCGGTAGAATGAACCCACCTACCGCGGGTCATGAGATGTTGATCAACTTTGCTAAGGAGGTTTCTGAAAAAGAAAACAGAGAGTTGTTTGTTTTTATATCTCAAACTCAGGACTCAAAAAAGAACCCATTACCACAGGAAGAGAAGATGGAATTGTTAGATTTTGTATTCCCTGATGTTAAGATAGTTGATGAACACTGGGTAAAAAATCCATTTGATGCTGGTTACTGGTTAAGAGATCATGGATTTAAAGATGTTAAGCTAGTAGCTGGTTCAGATCGCGTAGGTGATTATACAAATAGATTTAAAAGATATCTAGATCATGATGACCCGAAGTTGAGTTTTGAATTTAAGCGGTTTAAAGTAGAAGCTGTCGGTGGAGAGCGTGATCCAGACTCAGATGACGTATCAGGTGTTAGCGCTTCCAAGGCTAGACAGCTAGCTGATGATGGAAATCTAGCTGGTTTTATGCAGGTGTTACCGGCCAATGCACCTAGAGACGTAGCCGAGAAGATTTACTACTCAATCCGTAATGCTCACGGGCTTACCTCTTAAGATCTCTTACAAAATCATAAAATTCTTGTCGAGTTAAATCTTCTTTATCGAGAAATGCACCAGACATACGTGCTGTCTTCATAGTACTATTATGTTTGACACCCCTAACACAAGCACACATATGATTAGCTTCAACCAATACACCAACACCCTTATTACCTTCACATACTTTATCCATATGCTTATGAATTTGCATAGTTAAATTCTCTTGAACTTGTGGTCGACGTGAAAACCATTCAACAATTCTGTTAATCTTACTCAATCCAATCACTTTTCCCTCTTTGCCAGGTATATAAGCAACATGCGCATGACCGATAAAGGGAAGATGGTGATGAGAACAGAAAGAATGCATAGTAATGTTACCTTGAAACACTAATCCATCGTATTGATCTATATTATCAAATGCAGTAATCCTAGGAGGATCAGAATAACACCCTACAGCTAGATCATTTACGAAAGCTTTTGCAACCCTCATAGGTGTATCTGCGCTATTTGGATCATCTTCCCAATGAAATCCTAATGCAGACATATATTTACCGTAATGGTACGCAGCTTCTTCGAGCATTTCTGCCCTTTCTTCTGTGGATCGCGGCTTGTTCCCATTAGCATACGGTAATCTGTAAACATCATTCATCTTTGTATCAATTATATACTACATGCTCGGTAAATCAATAAATATCTATAGCATGATGGTCTTTAGTGATACGATTGATGATATACTAAATTCGTTAGAGGTGCAACCTGAGATGCCCTCCGCGGATGGACAGTTTGATAGATTTAAACAATTTGTCGTTCAATATGTTGCAGAGCATGACTCATTAGAGGTAGATTCACCGGCTGTACAGCAGTTGGTTAATAGTACTGATATTGATCAGCTAGAATCATTTCTACGTCAAAACTTAGATTATTGTGATGATTGTATGTTAAAATTATACCGGAGATATGTTCTAAATGGCTAAGCGTTGCGGTTCAGCTCAAAATTTTGAAGTTCGTCAAGGCCCAATATCAGATTATTGGGGGTTGACAGACGCTAATAATCTATACACCCTACGAAAAATCGGTGTCAATGTACCTTCTGATACATTTGAACCTGTACTAGCAGTAACAATATTTGGTGACTTAAGCGCTAATGGTATACTATATACGCTAAATTACGGTACAAGTTTAGATTGGTTTAGCGTATACACTTCTGTCAATGAAACTAGCGCACTTTGGGACACAACTTATACTACTGTAAATGAATTTAGTGGTAAATGGGGTACACTAGAAGCTGATGTTACGGAAATTGCTAACACATCAGCTGATTGGAATTCAGTTTATACTTCTGTCAATGAAACTAGTGCATTATGGGATACAACATATACAACTGTAAGTGAATTTAGCGGTAAGTGGGGCTCATTAGAAGCTGATGTTACGGAAGTTGCTAATACATCAGCTGATTGGGATTCAGTTTATACTTCTGTTAACGAAACAAGCGCTGAATGGGACTCTGTTTACACATCAGTTAACGAAACAAGCGCTGAATGGGACTCTGTTTACACATCGGTAACAGAAACAAGCGCTGAATGGGACACAACTTACACAACTGTAGGTGAATATAGTGGTGGTTGGGACAGCTCGGTAGCATCTGCCACGACAATGGCTGCTCATAGTAGTAACTGGGAGTCAACATGGGCTACGGTTAATGCAAACTCAGCAACTGCTGATACCACAACAGCAGATTATCTAATAAAGTGGTCAAATAACGATGATGGTAAGCCTTACAAGCATGCAAATTCTATTGCTCACGAAGGTTCAGTAGGTGTTGAGGATACCCTATATATCGCAGGTAGTGCATCTGTAACTGGCATATTAAGTGCATATCACGGTGTAATGACAGATTACATCAAAACATCCGATCATAAAATTCTTCATATTGATACACCAGCACCATATAGTGGGGCAGGCAACATACCTGTAAAATTGAACATGGCAGGATCGCTGTTTGTAGAAGCAGACTCTAGTATTAACCAAGACGTGACTACTGATGCATCACCCGAATTTGCTGGTGCTACATTTACAGGGACTGGTTATAATATTGTAATAAGCCCAGCTGGCGCAGGTGAGGCCGGTACTATAAAAACTTCCGGTACATTAAGTACACACAATTTAAAATTATACTCATATGGTGATGCAGTTGAAATTCAAGATAATATTAGAGTATCTAACCAATCAACAGGTTTTTGGGTCTTAGATAATAACAATCGTGCTTTAGTTTTAAGCGCTGATGGTACTAATGATGAATATTTCATAATTAACACTGAGAACGGTGATGAACAGGTACAAGTTGAAAAGCAATTATCTGTTCAAGGTGGATTAAGTGCAAATAATAGTTTATGGGTAACCGGAGGGGTTAGTGTATCAGGTGGTGGTACGTTTAATGGAGGCTTAACGGGTAACGGTACACACCATAACCGATTCCTGCAACATTTAATTATTGATGGTGAGCAAAATTTCGGGTCTGGTCATAGTATAGTTGCTGCCGGGGGTGCTAAGCTTGGTAATAATATAAATGATGTTCTAGAACTAGACTTAGGCTTTGTAAACTATAACAGGTTTAATTACTCTCAACTATCATGGAACGTATCTAATTACGGTACAAATCCTGGTTTAATATTCCGAGAACTCGGCAACAATACAAATATAATATTAACTCTTGACGCTCGATATGGTAAAGTAGGCATTGGTGGTACGGTCACCCCGGTTGAAAAATTACACGTTCAAGGTAATACAAGAGTAACTGGTTCATTAAGTGCTCAAGGCGGAGGGTATAATTATTTTGCTAATAGAGTAGGTATCGGAACTACTAAACCAGACTTTACATTAAGCGTTGTAGGTAACGTTAGCGCCGATGGTCAGGTTACTATTCTCGGTAGTATTAGTGCTAGTGACGATATCGTAACAAAATCATTATTTGTAAGCGCAGGTACTATTCTGGAAGGTGATACTCATATCAAAGCCAGCTTAGATGTCGATGGTAATACTACATTAAACGGTAATACAACAATAGGTGATGCAGCGGGTGACAGCTTTATAATTAATCCTATTGTCGTTACACTGCCTGCGTCAATGACGTTTGACGGCGGCGGGAGTGTTATATTTGATCTCGATGAAGCATCGAGCAATTTTAATGTAAATGCTACTGATGATATTAATTTAAATAGTGCAACAACAGTGAAGATCGCCGCCGAGGCGTCAGCTATTATTCAGGCTAAGACAGATATCATTCTTGATGCTGAGGGTGCTGATATTATATTCAAGCACAATGGTATAGAGTCTGGTAGATTTACTCAAAATGGCATAACAAGCCTAACGTTAGATGTTGTCGGTGATATTGTATTAGATGCTGGTGATTTCAATTTGTATTTCGCTACTAGTGGTACTAATTGTCTCAATATAGAAGAATGGTATAATAATATAATCATTCAACCAGTTCAAACAAATAAAGACATCATCTTCAAGGAAGACGGGGGCACTACAATAGCGGTGCTCAGCTCAGAAACAGTATCATTTGTACTACCAACCAGTAACAAGATTAATTTTAGAGACGCTAACATATATGTTCATTCAAGTACAGATGGTCAAATAGATATTAATGCTGATACAGTAGTACAACTTACTGCACCTACAGTTAAAGTTAGCAACGCTCTATATGTTCATGGTAATTTACATGTTAACGGTACGACAACTAGAATAGATTCTACGATAACCACAATTGACGATCCAGTTATTTCATTAGGAACTGAGGACGGTGGAGCTGCCACAGGCAACTTATACCGTGATAAGGGTATTGAATTTCACTGGTACGACGATAGTGCACTGGCAGCTCGTATAGGTTTCTTTGGATATGATGAAAGCACCGGGAGGTTTACGTTTATACCAGTTGCCTCGAATTCTGGGGAAGCGTTTAGTGGAAATAGGGGCAATATTGAAGCTGACGGTTTGTATGTAACAACTGACGGAGCAACAATTGGTATTCAAGTAGGTATTACCAGTAATAATGAGATTGATACTGCAAATGGCAATTTAATCATTGATTCTGCCGGTGGTACAGTAACTGTAGATGATAATTTAAGCATTACTGGTAATACAACAATTGGTGATGCAGCTGGTAACACTATAACATTTAATGCTGCAGCATGGACTGTTCCAAATGCTACAACAGTAACTGTAGGTAGTACAATCAACTTTGATACTGATACGTTTGTTATTGATGCAAGTAATGAACGTATTGGTATAAATGTCGGTTCACCCAACGAGGCATTAACCGTCGTCGGTAATATTAGCTCTGTAGGGCTTGTATCTGTCGTAGGTAGTATTAGCGCAAGAGATGTT